GCCATCGTTCACTTCTCAACAAACAACCTGAGAGCGTATGCATGACCGCAAAATATTTCGCTATTTTGACTAACCTGGGGGCGGCAAAGCTTGCAAATGCCGCCGCGCTGGGCACGCAAATCAACCTGACGCAGATGGCCGTTGGCGATGCCAATGGCCAGTTGCCTACGCCCGACCCGGCGCAAACCCAACTGATTAACCAGAAGCGTATCGCGCCGCTAAACCGGCTCTCGATTGACCCGAAAAATGGCAACCAGATTGTTGCTGAACAGGTGATTCCGGAAACCGAAGGTGGCTTCTGGATCCGTGAAATTGGCCTCTATGACGATGCTGGCGTGCTGATTGCGGTGGCGAACTGCCCGGAAACCTATAAACCGCAGCTGCAGGAGGGTAGCGGACGCACGCAGACCATCCGTATGGTGGTGGTCGTCTCCTCAACGGCGGCGGTGACGCTGAAAATCGATCCGTCGGTGGTGCTGGCCACCCGCCAGTATGCTGATGACCTGCTGAGTAATCATCTCAAGGCCGCCAATCCACATCCGCAATATGCACCGCTCGCCAGCCCAGCGTTCACGGGGATCCCGACGGTTCCGGACACGCTGGTGAGTAATTACGGTCAGCAGATTGCCAATACCAAATATGTGCGTGATGTGGTGGCAAATGATGCCTACATTCTGCCGGTCGGTGTGCCGATCGCCTGGCCGCTCGCTGAGCCACCGTTAGGCTGGTTCGTCTGTAATGGCGCCACGTTCGATAAGTCAAAATATCCACGTCTGGCGAAAGCTTACCCGGCGGGTTTACTGCCGGATCTGCGCGGGGAGTTTATTCGCGGCTGGGATGCAGGGCGTGTAGTGGATAGCGGGCGCGCATTGTTGTCATCACAAGAGGATGCCATCCAGAATATTACCGGTATGTTCGGGCGAACTCAGCTATTCAAGGAGTCCGTGTTATCAGGTCCGTTCAGGCCAGACGGCTCACAAGAGATGACATTAGGGCTGACCCCCTCAAACTCACCCGATATAGGGTATGGCGCTCCAAACTGGATATTCGATACCTCCCTTGCCGTGCGCACCGCGGCAGAAACCCGTCCACGCAACATTGCCTTTAACTTCATCGTGAGAGCAGCATAATGACAACCGCTATTTTTAACGAAAACCATTTAGCCAGCCAGGCAGGCACTGCCACCGTCTATAACTTTGACGGGGGAAGCCGCGAATATATCGGCAGCACCGTCGAGTATTTTGCCGTCGGCATCGGTATCCCTGCCGACTCGGCGCTTGATAAGCCTTTAGCGGCGAAAGCAGGTTTTGCGGTGCGCCGCAACATGGCACGGGATGGCTGGGAGTATGTGCCTGACTATCGCGGCAGCGACGTGTATGAAAAGTCCACCGGGAAGAAAAGGACGCTGACGCAGCTGGGCGACTACCCGGATGATGTTACCCCGCTTGCCCCCGCTACGCCGTACGATGTCTGGAACGGCAGCGCCTGGGTAACGGATGAAGCCGCACAGCAGGCCGCGCAAATTGCGCAGGCAGAGCTGACCAAAACCCGGCTTCTCAGCAGTGCGAAAAATACCATCAGCCTGTGGCAGACCGAACTGCAACTCGGCATCATCAGCGATGATGATAAAACGCAACTTATTGCCTGGATGCGCTACATTCAGGCGCTGCAGAAAGTCGATACGGCAACCGCGCCCGATATCGCCTGGCCTGAACAACCGCAATAAAAGATGACGGGCTGCGGCCCGTTTTGCCGGGTGGCACTGCGCTTACCCGGCCTACAACATCCTCAGGCCTGATAACGCGACGTCGCCATCAGGCCTTTTCCGTCGGGTTGTCCCGCCTGGCAGCCAACCGCATTCGATAGCCTCTTCCCCAGAGCGCCCACGACAATAGCGTTTACTCAATCGCAAACCTGAGAGTGAACGCCTGACTATGAAATATTTTGCCATTCTGACTAACCAGGGTACCGCGAAGCTTGCGAACGCCACCGCGCTCGGCACGCAGCTGAAGCTGACCCATATGGCCACCGGTGACGGTAACGGCAGCCTGCCAACGCCCGATCCCGCACAAACGAAGCTGGTTAACCAGAAACGTATTGCGCCACTGAATATGCTGTTCGTCGACCCTGGTGACGCGAACCAGATTATCGCCGAACAGGTCATCCCCGAGAATGAAGGCGGTTTCTGGATCCGCGAAATCGGCCTTTATGACGCCGATGGCACGCTGATTGCCGTTGCTAACTGCCCGGAGACCTATAAACCGCTTCTGCTGGAGGGCAGCGCCCGCACACAAACCCTGCGTATGGCGCTGGTGGTCTCTGCTACCTCGGCGGTAAGCCTGAAAATCGATCCGGCTGTGGTGCTGGCGACGCGCAAGTATGTCGATGACAAGGTTATTGAGGTGAAAGCCCACACCGATAACCAGATGAAAGAGCATATTGATGCGGCAAACCCACACAAGCAGTATGCCCCCCTTGCCAGCCCGACATTCAGCGGTGCGCCGAAGGCACCTACTCCGACAGCAGGTAACAGCACTACGCAGATCGCTACCACAGCGTTTGTTCAGACAGCTATTACTGCGCTGGTTAATGGTGCTCCTGCCACACTGGATACTCTCAAAGAGATCGCTGCGGCTATTAATAACGATCCCAATTTCAGCGCCACAATAAATAGCGAACTGGCCGGCAAGCAACCTCTCGATGCGGCTTTAACCGCAATTGCCGCTCTCGCAACCAGCGCTAACAAACTTCCCTATTTCTCCGGTGTTGATACCGTCACGCTGACTGACCTCACTGCGGTCGGGCGAGAACTGATTGCAAAGGGAGCCGTAACAGATATTCGTGCGTACCTGGGTCTTGGAAGTCTGGCAATTAAAAACAGCCTCACGGCAGCAGAGGTGGGAGCTGTGTCAAAGGCCGGCGATGTGATGTCAGGAAGATTAGCTATTAACGCTGATGGTGAAGCTGTTGCAATAAAGGGAACCGTCAACGAGGCAGCCAGTTACGTTATTTCACGGGACGCGTCAAATGTGAACCAATGGTATGTCGGCAAGGGCAGCAATGATTCCAACGACGTAGCCCTCTACAACTATAAAGGTGAAAACAGACTATTCCTTTCTGAAAGTGGCGCAGTATTCCTGTCACCGAAAACAGGCCAACAGCTCAATTTAGGTGGAAGTCAGACCAATATTTCAGGCATGGTTATTCCTTCAGACTATGCGAACTTTGATTCGCGCTATCCGTTAAAAAATGCAGCCTCGAAAGCGGTCAATGGCTGGTTTAAAGACGCCAGCACAGGATTGATTTATCAATGGGGAACCACTGATGCTGTCTATGACGACACGCTGAAAACCATCACGTTCCCGATTGCATTTCCTTCTGCATGCGTGGCTTTTTTGCCAACGCTGAAACGAAGCACGACAACGTCGAACACATTGGGAATGCTCTCTGTATGGGGACAGGCGATGAGTAATGCTTCTGCTAACCTGGTCTTCCAGTCAAATGACGGAACCTCTGATGCCCGTACGGGCCTGATTACTTACTGGGCGGTAGGATATTAATATGATCTATTTTTACAGTGCCAAAAATAATGCTTTCTATCCGCAAGAATTAAAAGAGGCGTATCAACGCGCCGGCACATGGCCTGACGACCTGGTTGAAATTCCGGAGGAGGAGTATCAGCCTATTATCCTGGCGCAATCGTTCGGAAAAGTGATCGCCGCAGACAATAACGGCTTCCCCGTACTGAAAGAGCCGGTTATTAACTGGCAGGGAAAAGCGAAGTCAGACCTTAAGAATCGGATTCTGGACGTTAACAGCATTGTTAGTGACTGGAAAGCGGAACTGCAGCTCGGCACCCTCAGTGAAGAGAATAAGGCGAAGCTTATAAGCTGGCTGGAGTATACCAATAAACTGAAAGCGCTTGATGTTAGTGATGTGACGACTGAGGATCATTACAAAAATATCGACTGGCCGGCAAAGCCAGCATAAATCAAACGGGCTGCGGCCCGTTTTTTTAATTTCCGCTGTTGTATCAGCCTCTCTCCAACCCGGACAAATAGCGCGCCGCGACGCCACACTCGAAAATAGCACTCACCCCAACACCACGGAGTTAAACGGATGAGTGATTATCATCATGGCGTTCAGGTCGTCGAAATCAACGATGGCACGCGCGTCATTTCCACAGTCTCAACGGCCATTGTCGGCATGGTTTGTACCGCCAGCGATGCAGACGCAGGGATGTTCCCCCTCAATGAACCGGTTCTGATCACTAACGTGCAGAGCGCAATTGCCAAAGCGGGCAAGCAAGGCACGCTGGCGGCTTCGCTGCAGGCGATTGCCGACCAGGCGAAACCGGTGATTGTTGTTGTTCGTGTTGCCGAAGGCAGCGGTGAGGATGCGCAGGCGCAGACCCTCTCCAACATCATCGGCACCACCGACGAAAACGGTAAATATACCGGCCTGAAAGCGCTGCTGACCGCCGAAGCGGTGACCGGCGTGAAACCGCGCATTCTTGGCGTACCAGGTCTCGATAGCCTCGAAGTCGCTACCGCGCTGGCACCGATCTGCCAGAAGCTGCGCGCCTTTGGTTATGTCAGCGCCTGGGGCTGTAAAACCATTTCTGAAGCGATCAAGTATCGCGAAAACTTCAGCCAGCGCGAACTGATGGTCATTTGGCCGGATTTCCTCGCCTGGGATACCGCCAGCAACAGCTCTTCTGTCGCTTACTCAACGGCTCGCGCGCTGGGCATGCGTGCGGCGATCGACCAGTCCGCCGGCTGGCATAAAACCCTCTCCAATGTCGGCGTCAATGGCGTTACCGGCATCAGCACCCCGGTGTTCTGGGATCTGCAGGAGTCGGG